AAGATCGCCAGCCAGATCGAGCGGCTGGAAGGGAGATTGGACAATGGCGAATGAGTGCATGTGGTGCGCGGATGGCAAGCTGGTGGAGGTGGATCACGGGAAGTGGCGCTGCGACAAGTGCCACGCCATGCACGACCAGGCCGTGGACAAGGGCGGGCCGGGCGACCAGGAGAAGGTGCGCTACGAGCCCACGCCGGGCCAGCAGGAGCCCAGCTACATCGGCCTGCGGGGGGAGCGGGTTCTTGTGGCGACCGCCGGAGATGCGATACAGGCGCTCAAGGACATCGCCTGGGGTGTCAAGACGTCCGAGGACTTTGAAATAGTGGAGGATTTTAAGCCCGACGCGGTCAACCACCCGTCGCACTACACCCAGCACCCCTCGGGCGTTGAGTGTATCCAGATCACCGAGCACATGAGCTTCACAATGGGCAACGCCATGAAGTACCTTTGGCGGGCCGATCTGAAAAATGGCGTGGAGGATCTCAAGAAGGCCATCTGGTACATCCAGCGCGAGATCGCCAAGCGGGGAAAGGCATGATCCTCTGCCCCAAGCCACGCTGCGGCGGCGTCACCCACGCGCAAGGGACTTTGCCCGGTCTGGACATCATCGTCCGCTACCGGGTGTGCCAGAAGTGCGGCCACCGCTTCAAGACCACACAGCCCAAGGAGGAGATCCCCAAGGAAGAGAAGGCCAGATCTGAAGGGGTTTCTTACATCTGAACCATCGCGTTGATTTTGGCTTGTCATAGCGCGTAACAGGGGCGGCATGGACTATTTCCGTGCCGCCCTTTTTGCACTCGCAGCCATTCTGGTCCTTGGGGGGGCCTGGGTGCTTTTTGACATCTGGGTCGGTGCGGAGATCGACAAGCTGGGCGAGGAGTAGCAGTGGCAACCAAGAACAAAACACACCCCATCCCCCAGCCGCCTGGGGCCAAGCAGCTCACGGCCCAGGAACGTCTGTTCGTCGAAGCCTACGCGGGCAATCCGCAGGACGCAGCTCGCATAGCGGGATACGCCACCCCGGAGAACTACGCCTACAGGCTCATGCGGAACCCCAAGATCCGCGAGGCGCTGAAGGCCCGCAACATGGAGCTTGACAGCGCGTTTAACGAGGAGCGCCGCGACGCCATCATGGGCCGGGACGAGATTCTGCGCGAGCTGACCAACGTGGCTCGCGGCTCCGATACTGCTACCAGCGACAAGCTGAAGGCCCTCGATCTGCTCGGCAAGGCCATTGGCCTGTGGGTCATCAAGCACGAAGTCACCACGATCACCTACGAGGACCGCGTCAAGGAGATGCTGGCCTACGAGGCTGCCGCTGCGGCTTGCGAATTCGAGGACGTGTGATGGACGGCACCGCGCTCGCCTTTGAACTGCGGCTCAAGAACGAGCTGCCGCTGTATGCGAAGCACTTGCTCCGCATTCGCACCAAGTCAGGGGATGTCAAGCCCCTGATCCTTAACGACGCCCAGGCCTACATCCACAAGCGCCTCGAAGAGCAGCTTACCAAGACCGGCAAAGTCCGTGCGATTATTTGCAAAGGCAGGCAGCAAGGCTGTAGCACTTACATCAATGCCCGGTTCTACCACAAGACGAGTCACCGCTTCGGCGTCCGCACGTACATCATGGCCCACGAAGCCGAGGCCAGCGCCAACTTGTTCGAGATGGTCGAGCGTTTTCACCAGCACATCGACCCGACTTTCCGCCCCAGCACCGGCGCGACCAACGCCCGCGAGCTGATCTTTGACAAGCTGGACAGCGGCTACAAGATTGGCACCGCCGGGGCCAAGGGCAGCGGCAGGTCCAGCACGGTGCAGATGTTCCACGCTTCGGAGGCCGCTTTCTGGCCCAACGCCAGCGAGCACGCGGCTGGTATCCTCCAGACCGTGCCGTCCACGCGGGACAGCGAGATCATCTTCGAGTCCACGGCCAACGGCCTGGGCAACTTCTTCCACAAGCTCTGGCTGAAGGCCGTGTCCGGACAGAGCGAGTTTCAGGCCATTTTCGTGCCGTGGTTCTGGCAGAAAGAGTACTCCACCGAAGTCCCTGAAGGCTTTCAGCTTGAGGGGGAAGAAGCGGAGTACATGCAGATGTATGGGTTGACGCTTGAGCAGATGGTGTGGCGCCGCAACAAGATCATCGAGCTGGAAAATCCCCAGTTGTTCGACCAGGAGTACCCAGCCACGCCTGACCTGGCGTTCCAGACCACGGGCATCGACTCGTTCATCCCTGCGGACATGGTGCAGAAGGCTCGCAAGCAGATCCCCGGCCGCAGCTTCGGCGCGGTGGTGGCGGGCTTCGACCCCAAGCGCGATGGCTCCGACCGGGCCGCGTTCCTCTACCGTCAGGGCGACACGTCCTGGGGCCTGGAGTACGACCAGAAGCGCGACTTCACCCAGACGCTGGGCTACCTCCGCGCCAAGCTGGATGCGCTCACGCCCTACATCGAGCGTCTGTTCATCGACCATGGCGGCTCCGGCTGGGAGCTGGGCCAGATGCTGCGCGAGTACGGCTACGGCGAGCGCATCCGCGTCGTGAACTTCGGCAGCGCGGCCCAGGCCGACGACATCTACGCCAACCGCCGAGCCGAGATGTGGGGCGCCATGAAGGGCTGGATTTGCGACCCCAACCACACCCCGACCATCCCTGACGACGACAAGCTGGCCGCCGACATCTCCGCGCCCACGTTCAAGTACGACAGCCGCACTCGCTGCCTGCTGGAGCCCAAGGAGCAGATGAAGTCGAGGATCGGCATGTCCCCCGATGGCGGCGACGCCCTGGCCCTGACTTTCGCGGAGCCGATGATCCGGCACCACGTACACGCGAACCACATGCAGGCCACCAAGGCCCGCGTGGACGAACACCCCTGGTAGGAGGCTCAATATGTGCATGTCTGGCGGCGCGAAAGCGCCCGAAGTTCCCCCGGTTCCCCCGGCTCCGGCCCCGGCCAAGTCCGCTGACGCAGAGATGCAGTCGGCCCGCACCAGCCAGGCCCAGAAAGCGGCTGCCGCTGGCGGTATGCAGTCCACCATCGCCACCTCTGCGCTGGGCGACACTTCGCAGGCCATGGTGCAGAAGCAGAAGTTGGGGGTGTAGCTCATGGCTGCCGTGCAGGAAACCAGCCCCACCGAGCGCTACTACAAGCGGTTCAAGCTGCTTGAGAGTGACCGCTCGTCTTGGGACGGCCACTGGAAGGAGATCTCGGAGTATCTGCTCCCGATCTCCGGGCGTTTCCTTGGCGGCGAGGAGCGGCCCAACAAAGGCACCAAGATCAACGACAAGATCATCGACGACACGGCCACCTACTCCATCGGCATCCTGTCCGCTGGTATGCAGGGGGGCCTGACCAGCCCAGCCCGCCCGTGGTTCAGGCTCGCCCCGTCTGACCCCAACATGATGGAGAACAAGGCCGTCCGGTTGTGGCTGGAGACCGTGCGCGACCGCATGCTGGAGGTGTTCTCCCGGTCCAACTTCTACGACACCATCCATTCGGTCTACCAGGAGCTGGCGACCTTCGGCACAGGCGTCATGCACATCGAAGAGGACTACGACAACGTCATCCGCTGCCGCTGCTACACCGTGGGCGAGTACTACCTGGCCCTGGACAAGTTTTACCGGGTGGACACCCTCTACCGCATCTTCTGGGCCACAGCCGGGCAGCTCGTCAGCCGCTTCGGCAAGGAGAACTGCTCCGACTCGGTGGTCAAGATGGTGGAGAACCGCCAGCTCGACGACTGGGTCAAGTGCTGCCACGTCATCGAGCCCCGCAACGACCCAGACGAGAAGAAGGGCGGTAAGGGTATGCCCTGGCGCTCGGTCTACTTTGAGTGGGGCCGGAACAAGGACAAGCTCTTGGGCGAGGGCGGCTACGAGGAGTTCCCCGTGGTGGCTCTGCGCTGGAATGTCACCGGCAGTGACGTATATGGGCGCGGCCCGGGCATGGACGCGCTCGGCAACGTGAAGATGCTCCAGAGGATGCAGAGCCAGAGCCTCATCGCCATGTAGAAGCAGATCAACCCGCCCATGAACGCACCCGGTTCCATGAAGGGTGTTGACCCGATCAGTATCCGCAGCGGCGAAGTGAACTTCGTCAACGCGGGCCAGGGGCAGCAGGGCCTGGCCCCGACGTTCCTCACCAATTTCAACATCCAGCAGGTCGAGGCCAAGATCCAACAGGTCCAGATGGCGATTGGCCGGGCCTTCTTCAACGAGCTTTTCATCACGCCGCAGTTCAACGACCAGCGCCAGCGCACGGCCACTGAGATCGCGGCCATCCAGCAGGAGAAGATGTTGCGCCTCGGCTCGGTGCTGGAGCGCGTTCAGAGCGAAGGCTTGGGGCCGATCATCGACCGAGTGTTCAACATCATGCAGCGGCACAATATTCTGCCCACCCCGCCGGAAGAGCTGGCCGGCATGGACTTAAAGGTAGAGTACATCGACATTCTGGCCCAGGCGCAGAAGCTCTCGGCGCTCACCACCGTCGAGCGCGTCGCTACATTCGCGGCCAACATGATGCAGGCCTTCCCCGAAGTGCGCCACAAGTTCGACGCCATGCAGGCCATCGACGTGTACGCGGAGAACGCGGGCGTGGCCCCGACCATCATCAGAAGCGACGACGAGGCGAAGGCCAGCCAGGCAGCCGAGCAGCAGCAGCAGCAGATGGCGCAGGGCCTGGCGATGGCCGAGCAGGGCGCAGCCGCCGCGCAGAAGCTGGGCCAGACGCCCGTGGGCGAGGCCGAGCAGAGTCTGCTCGACCGCATGCTCGGTGGCGGGAATGGCGGGGTGCAGCAGTGAACGCCGCCGACGAGAAACAGGTCAAGGACGCGCAGGAGAAGCAGCGCGTGGAAGCCGAGCAGGCGCTGAATGACCTGCGCTTCCTGCTCTCCACGCCGGAGGGCGTCCGCTTCTTCCGGCGCATGTTCAAGTTCAACCACATGGAAGCCGCTGACCTGTTCACCGGCAACAGCCAGACGTTTTTCAACCTGGGCGAGCGCCAGTTTGCCCTCAAATACTGGAATGACGTGAAGGCCGCTGACATGAAGGCCTTTGTCGAAATCATCACTGGAGGATTGAAATGAGTGAAGAAAGCGTGACCACGGAAACCACCACTGGTCAGGCCGAGAGCACTTCGACCGAGGTCAAGACGGAAGCGGCCACCGCCGAAACCGTTGAGGCTAAGACCGAGGAGTCCAAGACCGAAGAGCCTGTCAAGTCCCTGCTGGCCGACGAGAGCGAAGACGGAGAGAAGACCGAAGACGCGGACAAGCCCAAGGAAGCCCCGGAGCAGTACGAGGAGTTCACGCTGCCCGAAGGTTTCCAAAAGGACGGCCCGCTGCTCGAAGCCTTCACCCCGCTCGCCAAGGAGGCGAATCTCCCGCAGGATATGGCGCAGAAGTTCGTGGACATGGGAGCCAAGCTGGTGGCCGACACCCAGGCCGCCCAGATGAAAGCTTGGGAGGGGGTCGTCAACGAGTGGACGGGCAAGATCAAGGCCGACACCGAGTTCGGCGGGGCGAAGCTGAAAGAAAGCACGGGCTACGCCGTGAAGGCCTTGAAGCAGTTCGCCGACCCGGAGACCCGCAAGTACTTGGATGACAGCCGCCTGGCGAATCATCCGGGGTTGTTCAAGATGCTGGTCCGCATGGGCAAGACCGTCAGCGAGGACAAGCTCTTCGAGGGCGGCTCGGCCCAGGCGACTTCCGACCCCGCGAAAAACCTTTACCCCAACTGGAAGTAAGGAGACAAAGAAATGGGCACCATAGCTTCCTTGAATCCGACCCTGGCGGACTTCGCCAAGCGGTCGGACCCCAACGGCAAGGTCGAAAACGTCGTTGAGCTGCTGAACCAGACCAACGCCGTCCTCGACGACATGACCTTCGTCGAAGGCAACCTGGCGACCGGGCACAAGCTGTCCATCCGCACGGGCCTGCCCACCGCGACCTGGCGCCTGTTGAACTACGGCGTCGCCAAGAGCAAGAGCCGCAGCGCCCAAGTGACCGACACCTGCGGCATGCTGGAGGCCTACGCCGAAGTGGACAAGAGCCTGGCCGAGCTGAACGGCAATGCGGCCATGTGGCGCTTGTCCGAGGACCGCGCCTTCCTTGAGGCCATGAACCAGGAGATGGCCGCCACTCTGTTCTACGGCAACACTGCCACCGACCCGGAGAAGTTCCTGGGCCTGGCCCCGCGCTACGCCACCTACAGCGCCACGGCCACCGACATCGGCAACAACATCATCAAGGCGGGCGGCTCCACCACCAACACGTCCATCTGGCTGGTGTGCTGGGACCCCAACGCGCTGTTCGGCATCGTGCCGAAGGGCAGCAAGGCGGGCTTCCAGATTCAGGATCTGGGCGAGCAGACCCTGTCTGACGGCGCGGGCGGCCAGTACCAGGGCTACCGCACCCACTACAAGTGGGACATCGGCCTTTGCGTGAAGGATTGGCGCTACGCCGTCCGCATCGCCAACATCGACACCAGCGCCCTGACCAAGGGTGCCACCTCCGGCGCTGACCTCATCGACCTGATGACCCAGGCCATCGAGCAGCTCCCCGGCGGTCAGGCCATCGGTCGTCCGGTCTTCTACTGCAATCGCACCGTCCGCAGCTTCCTGCGCCGCCAGATCGCCAACAAGGTGGCGCAGTCCACCCTGACCATGGACACCGTGGCCGGAAAGCGCGTCGTGGCCTTCGACGACATCCCCGTGAAGCGCTGCGACCAGATCCTCAACTCTGAATCCACCGTCAGCTAGGGCGGAAGGAAGGAGGAATACGACATGATCATCGACAAGGAACTCATGATGTCCAACGCCCAGGCGGTGACGGCCACTGCCGCGTCCCTTGACGTCATTGACCTGGGCGCACGCCTGGGTCTGGAGAACGGCGGCCTGTCCGACGACCTCTGGCTCCAGATTCGCGTGGACACTGCCGCCGAGGCCTCCGGTTCGGCCACCGTGGCCTTCGCCCTC